AGTTCAGATGTTTCAGCTTCAAAATCTTGAAGAAGACCGGAGCCGAGAATCCTCTATCTATTAAATCCTTGGTCGAGATGAATTTATAGATGGGTCCAAACGAGGCCTTGATGGACATGATGGATAATTCATCTTCCTGAAGAGTTCCGGTGACGCCAATCCGAACCTTGGTCTTGGTCGTCTTCTTCATCATCTTGGTCAGCGTCTTGGCTTGGAAGGTGTGTACCTCATCGGCAATGATCACTTCCTTGTCGTCAAACCATGCTTTATCCTCGTCATAGATCGACTGGTAGGTGGAGATGATCAGCTTCTCGTTTGTCTCCCGTCCTTCTCCTTCCATAATCAGATGGGCCGATCCCTGATATCCGTAGTCTCTGAAGTCGTTGAATATCTGATTCACCAGAGCCGTGGTCGGCACGATGATCAGGGTTCGGCGGTTAAAATATCTGTAAAAAAGATACATGATGAGGGACTTCCCTGAAGAGGTTGGGCTAAGACCGATCATTCTGTAGTTTCTGACACCCTTGATGAAATATTTTAATTGATAATCTCTGACCTGATACTTTTCAGGGAGATTCAGCGTCTTGATGAATTCTAGCGCCTCATGCTCGGAAAATTCTTCCGCTGCATAGTTTCCCTTAATTTCAAACTCATAATTATTTTCTATCAGGAACTTTGCCAGATCAGGGAGAAGACCGTTGAAGAATGTGTTGTCCATGATGTTGAAGAAGTTAATCCAGCCGTTCCATCGTCTCTTCCGATAGGATGGATCGAACTGGTAATTCTTGGGACGGTAACGAAACCTTTCATTAATTTCTCTTCTGATAGAAGTCTCGGCCAGAATTTGGCAGTAGACTTCATTGACTTTTCTAATTGTTATCAATTTCCCGAAGCCCAACGTTTGAACGAAATTGCCGAGTTGATCTGATAACTCCTGTTATTTATCATGTCGATGATGGATTTTAAGGTATTAACCTTCTCCCGCTGATAAGATACCCGCAAGGACTTCTTAATGATGTCAGGATCGGCGTCGAGGAAACCTTCAATTTCACTCTTTAGAATCTTTCCCTTGGGCGGTAGGGTCCATAGCTTGGCTTCCTCGGCGGAATCGACGCCATATACCAAGAAGTCATTCTTCGCCTGCCGGTAGGTCTTATATTCGGCCTGCTCCATTGCAAGCTGAAGATTTTCCTTGGCGTAGAAACGTAGATATTTTGCATGAAGCTTGGGGATTTTAAGTGAGTCCTCGTCCAGCGCCAACTCATTGGTGCCGACATCCGAATCCCAATGATCCAGTATTTCATCTAATGTCATAGTTTCTCCTTATAATGATCAGATATTATATCACAAATCTAGGATTAAGGAAGAGAAATATGATACTTCAAGTAAGAAAAGTTAACAGTTGAATCCATATAATTCACTGTTCCATCCTTGGTCACGAACTGTGGACCCGATAAAAAGATAGGAGAACATCTTTCAAAGTTGAAAACAAGTGTTGCCTGATGTTGTGAATCCATGACGAATAGTTGTAGGTCCGAATAAAGACCATAACCAAGGTAATTTGGGTTGGATTCTAGCTGGGTGTAATTATTTCCGGTGTTGTTGGGATTGCCGATTCCCGTCATCCAGTTGTGCATTTCGAGCCAGTTCTGAAATTGGTCATCGATCTTGAATGTCAGCGTAAGGTCTTCAAACACTAGGTGATCACCCTGCATAGGCACTCTCAGGGACGGGCTAGGCACCCTAGAAGGTGGCAGGGTGATGTTCGGCACCTTGAAAGTCTGACACCAATATTCCGTCGCGGGGGCTCGTCTGAGCACGAACTTGAAATTCAGTTCTGATTGTAAATTCAGTGAGATAGGATTTTCGGATAGGACGGTCATGGAATTCCTCTTTTATATATTTATTTCGCTTGACAGGGGTGTTTTAGAATGGTATTTTGAATTTCAAATGAAGGAGAATTTATCATGGCTGATAGTGCTGTAGATACGTATGGTCGTCCCTATGCCTTGGTTTCGGAAGTTGTGGAGGGGTCTGTCGTCATTGTCGATCATGATTTCGATTGCATGAGGCCATGGTCTGAAAAGGTGGTCAAGATTGATGACATGAAGCTGAAGAATTGGGGATATGACGGCTCACTCTATATAGATTGCGACGAGGGTCAACACTTTCTCCATGTACATTATGATAATGCGTCTGGCGTCGAATTTTACGTTGGTATTTACATGAAAGGAACAATATAATGATTAATTTTAAGGCTGGTGATATAGTTAAATGTATCAACGTTGATTGTTGTTCTTCACTTGAACTTGGTAAGAAATATAAGGTTCTCAAATCGACGGTATTTAACTCCGATGACATCATTCTTCATCTGTTGAATGAAGAACTGCAAATTGCCGGATATTTCTCCGATAGATTTAAACTTCATGAGGAAGTGAAGGAAGTGGAAAGGAACAATACAATGATTGATTTTAAGACTGAGGAAGTGAAGGAAGAATTCTATGTTAATTATAGTTATGGTAACATTCTTACTTTTCCCTCAATTGAGGCAGCGGAGGAATTTATCAAGAATGGTCATCGGAATGTTGACTACGCCACCATCTATAAGAGGGTCAAGGTTTTGAAGAAGAATGTTCCGGTTCCGGTTTGGGAGGAAGTAAATGTTTAATGCTGGTGATAAAGTCGTTTGTATCGACAACGATAATAATACACTTCCACTTACAGTCGGTAAGAAATACTATATAATAAGATCGGAAATAGGTTCCGTTCTTGTTTATGATGATCATCATAAATGTGAACAATTCTATTACGGCCATAGATTTAAGCTTGAGGGTGAAGAAAGGTTTGTCATCGCCTTCGGCCAACCAAAGACCTTCAACACCGAGGCCGAGGCGTTGGAGTTTATTAAAGATACGCCGATTGCTAGTCGCGCCTCGATTTGTAAAATCGTCTCCGACTATCAAAGTGTGGAAGGTTCAAAAGTGGAATGGACAAAAATTGTTTGATCATCGTTTTAATAGAATTTTCTTGGATATGGATGGGGTTCTGGCCGACTTTGACAAGGCGGCTATTCCCCTGATGGATGGTCTATCCCCGGAGGTTTTTGAAAAGACACGCGGATCGGATGAATTCTGGAAACGGATCAACTCCAATCCAACCTTCTTTTCCGACTTGCCACTGATGGAAGACGCCATGGATTTGTATGATGTCGTCAAGAAGTATCGACCCATCATCCTGACAGGTGTACCGAAGGCCGTGGAGGCTCATCGAAGTCAGAAGATCGATTGGGGACTGAAACACTTCGGCAAGTCCCAGATTGTTATCCCATGTCAGGCAAAGCGTAAGTCTGAATATCTTCTGCCGGGTGACGTTCTGGTGGATGATAGAACTGTTTACAAACACCTTTGGGAAAGGGCTGGTGGAATCTATATCGTTCATAAGTCTGCCGCTCAGTCCCTTGAGGCATTGTGGCAATTGGGAGTTCTAAATTGAAAACCATCTACGTCATCACCGCCACGGTCAGTGATTATTTTTCAGAGATGAAGCCATATACTTGCGAGGTTGCCTTTATTGATCGGGATGTCGCCGCGCAGATTGTGAAGTCTTTACAAAATATAAATATGAATGATATTGATAAATTCAACACAGAATATTTGTATTGGATTGAACATCGTGATGCTGTTCCATATCCGGCAAAGGTCGAACCGATAATTTATGATATTATGGAATTGCAACTGAATGAAAGGATTTCCAAATGACCTTAAAATTTTATTGGACTCATGACGGAAACCAGCATCACGCCGCTATCGCCAAGAGCATGAAGTCGGCGGCAAAGATTCTAGGCTGCTCCACGTACGAATTTACAACTCATGGTGGATCGTGTGATATGCTAGAGGCATGTTATATCAGAAATTTTCCTCGTCTGACCGATGAGGAATATAAAAATTCTCCCGGTCCTTGGTATCAGCCGATTGTTTTTAGAAATGTCGAAAAAGAAAGATATCCATGGTCATTGACAAAATACAAAAAGAAGTATAGGATTCTCGGCAAGAACGAATTTGGGGATGACATAAAGGAATTGGGTTATGAGCAATAACAGCATGATCATCACGCGTGTGATGGGTAGAATTTCTGTCATCAACGAGTTTTTGAAGCTTGAAAACTGGATTGGAGTGGATTATAATGAGGGCAAGGGATATTGTCTGATTCTTCCAGATAATGATTTCACTCACATGCTTATGAAGAAGCGTTACTACATCAACGCCGGGACGGAAAGCACCGTGAATTTCCTTCTCAATCGTTACGAGGAAGTCTTCATGAAGAAGTCTTTGAGAATATTTTCGAAATGGTTTCCAAAAATTTAGAGAAATGTATGGATGATTTCTTTCAGGAAGCAAAGACTCTGTAATAAATATAATAAATATTGTTGCGCTGTGGACGAGTCTGGTTAAGTCGTTGGTCTCATACGCCGAAGATCGAGGGTTCAAATCCCTCTGGCGCAACCATTAACATGGGGTTGGGGAAGTCAGGTCGTTCCCGGAAGTTTTGGAAACTTCAGCACATTGGTTCGAATCCAATACCCCGTACATATTCTGTAGTTTAACTTTTAAAATACTGTCATAGTGCCAGAGATAATGTGAAAATCGTTCGGAAGCGCCGTTTTTAAAGGATGAAAAATGAAACGTTGGTTTTTGTATTATTGGTATATATTTTGTGTCGTCACCATAGGATTGGTCATATTAATTCCATACTTACTTCGAAATTTATTCGAACAGATGGCTATCTTTATCGACTGGTGTGTGGTAGACAGAAGTCTGTCAATCTTGTTGGCGAAATACCTTGATAATTTAGAGATGAAAGTAAGGGGTAAATGAGATGAATTTCAAGAGCAAACAGGCGATTTTTGACTACGTGGGTGCCTTCCTCATCAAGCAGGGAGTTCGATCATACGATAATGTAGAAATGGTTTGTCGATACCGTGGTAATAATGGAACCATGTGTGCTGTCGGCTGTCTAATTCCCGACGAGATTTATAGAACAAAATTTGAAATGCTTACTGTTGATGGCTTGGTTAGAAATTGTTTTAAACTTCCTTGGTATATCAACCGATACGCCAAGTTTCTTAGGAGTTTTCAGCTTTTTCATGATGACAGAAATAGTTGGAATGAAAATGGTCTGAAAGTTGATCGTCTGATTGCTTTTGGAAAGCTTCATAATCTGGACACTTCCAAGTTTCAATAAATAGAACGGGGCGGTAAGCTAACGGGAAACTGATGCCTTTGCAAGGCATACTTGAGAGTTCGATTCTCTCCCGCTCCACCATTTCTTGGGTTGTAGGTGTACTTCGTGTGTAAGGAACCTTCACTTTTTTGGTGATAAAAAATAAATAGATCAAATGGGTTACTACTCAGTTAAAGACACTGATCTGTCTGTAAAACAGAAGCCTTTGCGCGTGGCTAGGAGCATTACCTAGGTGACCCACCATTTTAAAGAAAGTCAATGAAGAAAAAGAAGAACGTCAATCCCGTCCTTGATGATAAGGTGCGACTGAGAGGAAGAATCCAAGAGGGGTATCTTCGTCGTCTAGAAAATGTTAATTGGGCAATTGTAGACTGGACTTCCGAAGAAAAGGGTCCAATTATCGTTCATCTTTATGAACTGGAAAAAATTGATGACTAAAACAGCAATGTTAAATCGAATCGCCAAGCTTGAAGAGGGTCTCCTAGACGTGATTGATCCTTGGCGAGTCCTTCATAGAACGACAGAACTCGATCCAGAATATATGATACATATGCCTGTCGCCATCGAATGGGTAAATTCTGTAGAAACTCTTAAACTTATCGCTAGTGAGGCGCTTAAGAAATGAATTGGGATGAATATTTTATCGGATTCGCCCGTCATGCGGCGAAGAAATCCAAGGACCAGTCCAGCAAGGTCGGCGCTGTCATTGTAAAGGACAAGCGGGTCATATCGACGGGCTACAATGGATTTCCTTCCGGCGTGGATGATGACGTGTCAGAGAGGCACCAGAGGCCTCTTAAATACTCATGGACGATCCATGGGGAAGAGAATGCCATCGTCATCGCGGCGAAGTATGGCATCGCCTGTGAGGGTGCCTCGATCTACGTGACACCATTCCATCCATGTTCCCGATGTGCTGGCAGCATCGCTCAGGCCGGGATCAGGGAAGTGATTATTGATGACATCACCGACAATCCGCGATATGCCGAGGATTTTATCATTGCGAAAGAAATTTTTGCGGCGACGGGTATACAGGTTCGAAAATTTGGTGTATAAGATAAATAGGATACGAAATTCATTCCGACTAAGCTAATCTGGTGAAAGCGCCTGACTGAAAATCAGGAGAGTCTGGATCGTAACCAGAAGTCGGGACCAAAGTCTAAGTTGTAGGTAAAATGGGCAGATACATGAACCTTCATAGTTGCTTCAGTTGTGGGTACAATCGGCCTGTATGAACCCTCACTCTATTTCGGTGATCTTTCCACCATTCTTCGCGAGACATGCCGCCACGACGACCTTCGGTGTACATCCCTTTGGTGAAATATAAAGTCCAAGAGGATTGAGAATCTTAGCCGCGTAAATTGAACAAATATAGTCGTTTGTTGGGGGCGTCATATCAAGCCCGACTTCGACTTCGGCCAGAACAGAATATTTCATGCCGATGGCAGAATTTAAAACAGAATCGGCACCGGGATTCCATGTGAGATTATTTGGAATCCAGTAGCATGTTCCTGTGTGGGCGGTGATGGCTCCGGTGAGGGCAGGAGTCATATAGACGCAGCCTGTGGCTCCCGCCTGTGCAAACATGAGGGTATTATTGGTCCAATACGCCACCGCAACGTGATCGTAAGGGGAACGGGTTCAGAACGAAATCCATTTGTCCATCCATGATGTCTCGTTGGCCCATGTGATGATGTCGCCAGATTTGATCTGGGATATTACGTCAACTAATTTCATCTTCCCCTCCCATTTATGTTGACAATATTTATTATTTCATATATAAATAGAAGTTGAAGCCGGTTAGCTCAGAGGTAGAGCAGTTCCTTTACACGGATCAGGTCGAGATTTCAAAATTCTCACTGGCTACCATTTTGATAAATATGCTTGTGTAGCTCAATTTGGTCAGAGCGGGGGATTCTAAATCCCTAGGTTGTGGGTTCGAGTCCCTCCACAAGCACCAGAAAGGAAAATAAGAATGAAGAAGTATGAAATCTAGGTAAGTATACGTGATCCTCCTACGGATACGTGGAATACAATAAACTTTAACATTAATTAAAATTAGGAGAAATAAAAATGAAAACATATACGCAAGCATGGCAAAAAATTGCCAACAAGGCCACGGCAGTTAACGTCGTTCAACATATCGCCCTGAAGGCCTTCTTCGCTCAAACTTCAAACGAGACTAACCGGGAAGAAATCTTCCAGAGTCAGGCGCGTCGGGCATTTACGGAAGTTACCAACGAAAATAAGTTGGTTAATGGAAACCATCCATTTCAAGGGCTGAAGAAGGCTCTCTGGATTGCTTCTATGTCCCTGAGTGATGGACTTCTTGGAATGAAAGATCAAGAAAGTGTCGATACGATCTTCTCCGGTTCAGAAGAAGCATACAAGGAATTCAAAAATTTCTTGCGAATTTTGAATATTCTTTCAGGAAGAGAGGATGGTTTCGACAAATACAAGCGCCGTAATTATTCCTACATCTTCGTTGATAAGCGTTTCGATGATCCTATTTATCAGGCTGTTCAGGCGGCGCATGTGGCCATGGTGATCGGCCAGAAGATGAACAAATCCTTCGATGCTCACAAGATTCATTTTCAGGTCTGTGAGATGCCGGAACAATATGATCATATCGAAGTTGTGGCTGCTCATCTGGAAGCCGTGGGTTTCCGTGTCGAGGGATTTTATGAGCACGACGTGGATCGTATCATCGCTATTGGTACTCATCCTGTTCCGTCCCATAAAAGAAAAGAACTTAGGGCTTCAACCCTATTGACTTTCTAAAAAAAGGGGCCTATTATGGCCCCTTACTGTTTTAGTAAATAGACTCTTTAGGGGTGCTCCGAAGTTGGAGAGTCGGAACGGTCTCCAAAACCGTGGCGTAATAGCCGAGACGGGTTCGAATCCCTCCGCTCCTGCCAAATTTTAATGATGACGTGTGGCCGAATGGTTAGGCACTCAACTGATAATTGAGACCAAATAGGTTCAAGTCCTATCGCGTCAACCAATGGGGATTTAGCTTAGTCTGGCCTAAAGCAACGCTCTGTCGAAGCGTGATCATGGGATCGAAGCCCATACTCCCCGCCATTTTCTTGAAAGGAATAAAATTGATTAATTTTGATTGTGTCAGCATCGGTGATAGTATTGCCACACGCGAGGGCCTCGGTGGGTCTCTCCATTGTCAAGAAATCCATGCGGTTTATGGTAAGCCAAGTTCCTTCATCATCCATGAGGCTGCGGCGTCGGGTCCACATTATGCCTGCGTCATCTCGGCCGGTTCGAATGATCCTCTGAATTTAAATCTGGAGAAGAATCTGGAGGCCATCCGTAGGAACGTCCATTGCCAGATCACGATATGGGTGAAGCCTGCCCATAGTCGTCCATCCTCGGTGGTAGGCCATGTGGCTGCTCTTTATGGGGATCGGGCCGTTCAGGTATATCCCGGTCGAGATGGGGTGCATCCAAAGTCCTATCCTGCTTTGGCCCAACAAATTAGAAATTCTATTTAAGGGTTTGAAATGTTAGATTATGATGTTGCCCAGACGGTGGTCTGTGTCGATGATAAAAATATTGGAAGTCCACAATTTTATACATCTCTTCCCGAAGAGGGTAAAAGATATATAGTCCGTAAAATATGGACTCCACCCGTTGATGATCCCAAAAAAGGATTCGGAGTCTCGTTGCATGGCATAACCGGCACCTATAATACTGATTTTAAAAGAGAATGTGCCTTCAGGGCCTCTCGCTTCCGTCCCTTGGATGATCTGGATTTGTACATCGAAAAGATGGAACATGATATTGTTTCAGGAAATTATGATAAATCTCTTGACTTGGAAGATAATCCGTATAGGGTAGAAGAACCAGTTTCTATAAATTCTAAGGAAATCACATGTTCCCAATTATCGAGACCATTGACGACGTGCTGCCCCACATCCGAGGCAATGATAACTTCCACGTTAATTACAAGGAAGATTACATCGTCATCGATTACATCGTCAATACTCCCGACACCTTCCATAACGCTGTCGAAAAGGAATGTCGTGGGATCATCTTTTATAAAGATGGTCGGATTATGGCTCGACGCCTTCATAAGTTTTTTAACGTCAATGAACGTCCTGAAACGCTAGTCGAGAATCTTGATTTCTCCAAGCCGCATGTAATCTTGGAGAAGCTGGACGGATCGATGGTGACGACGATGATTTCCTATGGGAAGATGACGTGGGGTTCGAAGGCCGGTGTGACGTTTCTTACGCCACAGATCGAGGCTTTCGTTGAGAAAAATCCAAAATACCTAGAATTTGCCAACTGGTGTATGTCAGAATGGAGTATGACGCCCATCTTTGAATGGTGTTCAAATCAAAATAGAATTGTTATTTCTCACCCCGAAGATCGTCTTGTGCTGATCGGAATTCGTCATAATGTATCTGGAAACTATCTTGAATATTCAAGAATGAATCATATTGCTCTTGCTTTTGATGTTGATGTCGTCAAACAATATCCCGGCACCGTCGCGTCGATGCAGGAGCTAGTTGAAGCTGTAAAGCCTATGGAAGGCCTAGAGGGCTTCGTGGTGCGGTGGTCTGATGGCTCCATGGTGAAGATCAAGGCCGATCAATATTGCCTGCTACATCGCTCCAAGGACGAACTGGCGCGTGAAAAGAATGTCATCGCCATTCTGGTGGAAGGAATGGCCGACGACTTCCGAGTACTTCTGACTGAGCCTGATCGGGAGAAGTTCGAAGAATTTGAATATGAATTCTGGTGCAACTTCAATGAACAGGCCGACAACATTTTTGGTGTGCTTGAACATTATAACGCCACGAATATGACTCGTAAAGAATTCGCCCTTGAAAGTAAGGATTGGGTTAATTCCTATGTTCGGGCCACCGCCTTTACCTTCTTTGATAAAATTTCTATAAATATCACGGAAGTTAAACAACACCTTCTTGACATTCTAAAAAAGAATACAGGAAGCCAAACAAACGTTGACAAGGCTCGTTCTATCTGGGACAATGGCAACTTAAAGTGGGTCTACTAAGGAGATTATTTTGCGGTACACAAATACATTTCGTCTGGTGTTTTTTAATGTCTTCATCATGGCTCTCTTCATTGTTGGATACTTTTATGGATTTGTGGGTTACATCTTTACAAACGATGTGACCCACATCTCCTACGTTCTGGCGTTGCTACTCGTCACAGGCATCTTTCTACGAATTTTCGCCACCTTCAAAAACGATCAAACCTATGGATATGGCGGGAAGAAGATCAACAGATATCTGAATTATGTCTTGGGACAGTTTCTTTTCATCGGCCTCTGTGGCACCCTGATCGGTTTCGTGCATATGATCATGGGACTTCAGGACTTGTCGGACCCTCAATTCGTTTTGAAAAATATGATTTCAGGCGCGTTGACTTTGTTCAATACGACCTTGATCGGCCTCGTAGCCTTTCTATGGACGAGGTTCAACAGCTTCTTGGTGAATGGTGAATGACCGATCTAAGCGCGAAGTTTAATGAGTCGCTAGAGGAAAAGCTGTTTGGTTATGTTCTGGCCGACGTGATGGTTTCCTTCGCCGCCTTCGTCTTTATGCTTTTCGTGGTGGTTTCTATGGTTCCACACAGTGAAAATAATAATGATGGTGTGATGCTGGGTAGTCTTTGTGCCGAAATTTATTGGCCGAATGATCGTGATATCGATCTTGATATCTGGGGTAAGTCACCCAAAGATGGAAAGCCTATCGGATTCTCCAACATGCATGGCGGGGGACTTGATCTTTACCGTGACGTTATCGGCTTCCAGAATAATCTTGAACATTTAAATATGGAAATCGAATGCACCAACAAGATTATTCCCGGAGAATACACGTTCAATATCTATTATTTCTCTAACCATGAGACACAGGCATCAAGTCCCGCCTTTGGGAAATTTCCGAATGGAACGGTCGAGGCGACAATGATTATCAGACTAAAGGGTGCAAGCGTCTCGGATGGTCGTTTTAAAACTATGAGAGGGGTGCATACATTCACGGCAGAAAATCAAGAGAAGACGATGTTTAATTTCAGGGTCGGTGAGGATGGTAAAATCATAGACAGTTCTATTAATTCAAACGATAAGTGGATGGCTCATCAATGACAGTAATTTCATTTGTCTTCTTTGGTATGACGGCTGTACTATTTTTGATTACATCCTTGATGGTGAGACCGAAGCTTATGGGTCTGGCTGCTCTTATATACTGTTTATTTTTGGGTTTCTCTTATTACACAATTCATGATCTTCTGGGAACGGCCCGACCGATTATGAACATTCCCTTCTATCATCACATATTTACGAAGGAAAACAGTCCTAGGGTGATAAGTTTTGAAATGTCACCTGATAAGAAGAGTATTTACCTTCTCATTATGGAAGATTATCCGACTCTCTACATCGCGCAATTTAATCAAAAGTTGGTCGATGATTTGAATAAGGCTTTCGCCAAGCATCCTCAAGATGTTTTAATTCAGGGAGACGTGACAGAATATGGTGACGCCGACACAAATCAAACTTCTCATCTTCATATAGGAGGATTTGTGCTAGGTGATAATAACGAACTGAAACCAGATACATACACAAACAATGGGGTGGATGAATATAATGTTAAATGAAATAGGGTTCGTGGTTGTTTGTATCAACAATCGCGGCAGGGAGATGTATCTTAAGACAGGCTCACAATATACAGTGATTATCAATTATTTTATTGGTGCAGCCGAATTTTATCGTCTGAAGGAAGTGAAAAATATGGGATTTGAATCCCATCGCTTCATATTGGCACCCAAGCCGGGATTCTCCGCGCCTGTGGTCAATGTCGAGGAAGAGGAAGAAGATTACCGAAAGGCGGCTTAATTTAAAACCGCCGCCTTGACACGAAGGAGAGCCGTGTTACCAGTCTGCACGGCTCCCGTATTACTTGTAAATTTTGTGAAAAGATATAATACCCGCTCATTGATATTGACCGAGTTGGCAATCCATTGCGCCGTCAGGCTACCGGAAGCACTCAGCGTCAGGGAATAATTGGTGGCGTTGGGGGTGTTGGTGACGATAGGGGCGAGATTTGCCGTCAGAAGTCCAATCTCTGAATTTCCGTTAAAGACGTCCAGAAGGTCTAGCGTCGTAAGGAAGGCATTCGCCGTCCATGTCGCGCTGTTCGAAAGCGATACGTTTGACGTGTATGTGAAGTCAGCACCAGCGAAAACCTCTTGTGAAAACATTTTTCTCCCCTTTTTTGAATATTTATCAAAATTATCATTGACAGCGAAAACGAAATCATTTATAAGTTGGACATGGATGAGGGACTGGCCTTCACCGCAGATCAAGGATTTTAAAATGGCACATATGGTAGAAGAGATGGCTTATGTTGGTAAAGAGTGGGGAGGCGAAACCCCTTGGCATTCCCTTGGTTACAAGGTTGCCGGAAATCTCACCGCTCATGAAATGCTCGTCGCCGCGAAGTGCGATTGGGAAGTTGAAAAGTGTGAAATGGGTGACAAGTATGGTCCGGTGACGAAGAACAAGTCCCTGCGTCGCATGTCGGATGGCAAGCTGATGGATGTGGTGGGAGACGATTGGGAGCCTTTACAGAACGAGGTTGCCTTCGACTTCTTCCGCGAATTTGTGGATGCTGGTGACATGACGATGGAAACCGCTGGCTCCCTGCGTGAGGGTCAGTATGTATGGGCTCTGGCCAAGGTTAACAAGTCCTTTACCCTCTTCGGTGGGGATCGTGTCGAGAGCTACCTTCTTTTCACCAACACACATCGTTATGGTAAGTCCATTGACGTTCGGTTCACCCCTACCCGCGTCGTCTGCAACAACACGCTGACGATGGCCCTCAACGGTGTTTCTGACAACGCCTTTAAATCTTCGCATCGGGTGGTCTTCGACGCCACCGCCGCGAAGCAGACGATGGGTATCGCCAACGAGAAATTCGATCAATATGGTGAGGCGGCGGCTTTCCTCGGTTCCAAGCGGTATTCTGAAGAGACTGTCAAGGAATATTTTAACGAAGTCTTCCCGGTACAGGTCGTCAAGGAAAATTCCAAGCGTAAGCCGAAGGAAGCCTCTTCGAATGCTACTCTGGCCGTCAAGGCTCTGGCCTATCAGCCCGGTGTTGAATTCGGGCCGGGAACTTGGTGGCAGGCTCTCAATGCCGTCACTTACGTCACGGATCACCTGATGGGCCGAACCGACGAAGCGCGGGTCGAGAATATGTGGTATGGACAGGTAAAGGATAAGAAGCTGAAGGCCTTCAGCCTAGCCGTTGACATGGCCAACAAAGCCTAAGTCTCTGAAAATCCCCGAGAAATCGGGGATTTTTTTTTGTCAACTCTGATGTGTCCAAAAGGTTCCTGTCAATAAAAATCTTATCTTTACAAAAAATTTCTTGACATCTTATATACATGCTGGCATACACAAGACGCCGAAGAGATAGTCTCTTCCTCAGCGTGACTTATGGAGTATTTCATCATGAATATCAAATCAAATGAAACCATTTCTGCTCAGGTTGCCAAGGTTATGTCAAATCTGAAGAAAGGCCACACACGATCCGAGGCCTTCGCCGCCATCAATAATGCCAGAATTGATGATAGAAATGGTAGGAGAATTGTTCCCTCCGTCTGGTACCACGCCCTCGCATATAACATGAAGGAAAATGGGAAGACCTACATGGAAGAGTCCTATCCTTATTTTCAGCCCACCGAGAGCCCGTATCCCAGAATCAAAACCGCCGCCTCGGCACCTGCCCCTCCCGCGCCTGCGCCGGTTCATGAGGCTTCCAATAAGGATGATGCGCTGGTGACCTTCCTGCACCGACTGCGTGACGACATAACATCGTTTATCGTGAGCGTCGAGGAAAATGGTGACAAGACGACTGCTCATACTGGTATCAAGTCGTCGGAAATGAACATCGGAAATGTCGTACAGTCCATGATCGGTAAACGCCGCGCCTAATTCATAATTAGTCATTAATAAGGCCGGGAGTTCTTCCCGGCCTTTTTCTTTTTTTCCGCTCACGTTATCTTGACGGAACCATTTTGAAGGAGTAGGTTCTTGTCATGCAGTTAGGCCATTCGGGGTGGCTGCGAAAAAAAAATTGGAGATTTGTGCAATGAATTATATCGTGATTGGCGGCGCTAACCAAGAATTGGTAGGAACCTTCAAGGATTTTATCGATGCTTGCGACATCGCCATCAACCTGAATTCCGAGGATGGATTTCTTTATACCGTCTGGGAAAGCCAGAAGGCTTGGACGACAGGGATGCTCGATAACAAGGTCGTCTACCACAATTTTCAAAATGTGAATGTCGCCGTCAAGTCGGCCTGATTTTCTTACGATGTCGAGGAAGGGGGTTTACAAACCCTCTTTTTTCGGCTATAGTCTTAGAAGTATAATAATGAAACGAATGAAAGGATATTAAATGTTTTGGAAAAATCAAGGTATTTCTATCGTCTGTGGTCTGATTGCTACGGCAATCTCTTATGAGACTGCTCTCTTCTTTGGATGGATTCCGAGCGTAAATCCGCTGGAGGCATTTTCTGTATTCACTTCTTATTGGTGTACATTCCTGTGCGTCTTTCAGTCTCGGTGGAATTATCCGATTGGAGCAATTTCCGTCGCCGCTCTCTGTCTTCTGTTTTATCAATCGAATCTTCTGTCTTCGATGGCTCTACAGGTCTACTTGTTTCCGACTTTGTTATATGGCTGGTTTCGATGGAAGCCCGATGCCGACACTCGCCCGGTAACTTTTATCGAAGCCAAGTGGTGGCCGGTTTATATCGTTTTGACAGCAGGCGTCGGTCTGGCCTGTATGGAAGCGAATAATTATTTTGGTGGCACAAATGCCGCATGGGATACTTCAATTCTTGTTCTTTCAATTTTGGCTCAGTTCATGCTGGACAATAAGAAAATCGAAAATTGGATTCTCTGGATTGCCGTTGACATCATTTCGGTGTTTGTTTACTGGAATGAAGACCTGAAGATTCTTTCCATCCAGATGGGTTTCTTCATTCTTAATGCTATCTGGGCTCTATATCTCTGGTGGAAGTCGATGAAGACTCCTTCGATTACCGCCGCCGTTCAGAAGTTTGAAATTGTAAATCATTAAGGATTAAAAACATGCGACGTGGCATCATCGTGATGACGGCTCTTCCTCCGACCAACGGTCATAAGGCATTGATTCAGTTTGGTCTTGATTTTTTTGAGACCGAGGGATATGATTACACGTTGCATGTTCTCATCAACTCTCGTAGTTTCGAGCCGATGGATGGTTGGGTTCGTTATCTGGCCTTGAAGAATGAATTTCAGAATTATTATGATTCCTGTAATCTCATTTTTCATTTAAATCAGAATGATGACGTTCCTCAAAATCCACCAGATCATCCTGACTTTTGGAACTTCTGGTGTGAGATGATCGAAGATGAAACAGGCGTGACTAAGTTTGATTTTCTCTTTGCCTCAGAAAATTATGGGATCGAACTATCAAAGGTTATCGGCGCAAGCTTCATTCCCTTTGATATTGATCGAGTCATCAATGCGTCAAAGGCGACGCATCTCAGAGACAATCCGTTGTCTAATTTTGATGATTTAGTTCCTTCTCTTCGACGGAAGTATGGTGTCGTGGCCACATTTTTTGGACAAGAGTCTGTGGGCAAATCCACCATGACTAGGGCCGTATTTAATTGGGGGTCTTTCGATAGTACAAGAGTTCCAGAATGGGCTCGTGGTTATCTTGAGGCTGTCGGTCCTGAAATTACTGATGAGAAGATGTTAAACATTGTCTATGGACAATTTGCTTCTCAGACGGTGGCGCGAGAGAAATTAACTCCATTCATTCTTCAAGATACGGACTTGCTTTCCACGATTGGATACTATAAACTGTGGAAAGGTTCATGGCCTAAGATTTGTGAAACCCTATTTAAAGTTTCTAAATCTGACATTTATTTTCTGATGAATGATAGTATACCTTTCGAGCCGGATCAACTCCGTTATGGCGGTGATAAGCGTGAGACGGATATGAAATTCTGGCGAGACCTTCTCGTTGAATATGACTGTAAATTTCATGAGGTTAAGGCCACCAGCCCTCTTTTACAACTCGCAGAGGTAGAAAATATTCTCCTTGAAGAGTTTAATAAGAAGGCCGACTTCAAGGAGTTTACACGCGAATAAATATTTAATACCCTCGTAACCAGTTCGGTCTTCTAAGCCGTTATCTGTAGTGGAGTTGCAAACGCTGGTTCGAATCCAGCCGAGGGTGCCAATTTTGAAGGAAATTTACATGGAAATCAGAACAAAATATGCCATAGGACATGTCTTCTATGTGGCCCGTTCCTATAGAAGAACTAAGCAAATTAAACAGAGAATTGGTGACGTGGAGTGGGTATCGGAACAGATTTATTATGAACCTGTCGTCAGGCAGAAGATTATCGTCGGTTTAGAAGTCAGTATGTTCGGTAAATATCCGTATACTAATGATTATAACGTCGCCAAGAGCGTCAAATATTACGTGGAGGATATTGATCATGCCGGTGGGGATTACGTTCCTCGCCTGACCGACGAAGAGCAAATTACAACTTACTCCTATGAAGATGCGCTGACTCTCGCCCGAGAATATGCCGCCAACATGAAAGAATTGTTTTGAACAAGTTCGAATTTGATATCGAGGCCTTCCGCGCCAAGGTGGAGGCCCTTTGTGAAAAAAACATCGACTTCATAGATTCAATCTTGACAATCTGTGAGAAAGATGGTATTGAATTAGACACGATAGTTCCCATTCTCAAAAAAGACCCCGAGTTCAAGAGCAGGCTCTTCATCGTGGCCGAGAAGATGAACTTCATCAAGAAAACTCCCAAGCTTCCAAAGGATTTCGAATGAGTGATCGGCCTCTTAAAGAATATGATTTAGATGATCTTATCGATGAGCTAGAATATAGAAAATATGATTTCTTCGAAGATTTATCTGATGATGACCTTGAAGAGGAATGTGCCGATAGAGGGATAAGGCTCGAATCAGAAATGGTGGATTATGAACCAGAATTTAGAAGACTCCAAAAGCTTGTCTATGAGGCCTATATGATGTCAATTGAATTTAATTACTGTCCAGATCGGCTATATAAGTTTATCGAAAATAATTTCAGATTTGCTTAGAATTTGCTGGTATTTTCGATAGAAATGTGATAAATAGAAGTAGGGATAATCCCTGATCACATCATCACAAAGATCACAACATCACAGGAGAAAATAAGTTGAGTTTTAAAGACCTAAAGAAAAATCGTCAAGAGAGTTTCAAGAAGCTAGAAGAAGACGTTACCAAGCTGGAAAAGAAGACATTTGAGTCTGATCCAAACGAATGGTATCCTAGTGTAGACAAGAACGGCAACGGGTTTGCTGTTGGTCGTTTCCTTCCCCGTATCACACCAGACGATCTGGATTTCGCCCGTTGGTGGAGCCACGAGTTTCAGGACAAGACCACTTCTAAGTGGTATATCGAAAACTGCCTGTTCACATTGGACGAGGGTGCCGATCCTGTCATGGAATTCAATAAGAAGCTTTGGAACTCGGTTCCCGGCGCGAATGACGACAAGGTGGCCAAGACCCATCCTAACCGTCAGCAGGCCACGCACCAATCCCGCAAGATTCATTATGTCGCTAACTTCTATGTCATCGAAGATAGTGTGCATCCTGAAAACAACGGTCGGGTTGTCAAGTTCAAGTTCGGCAAGTGGGCGATGGATAAGATTGAGGCTGTCATGTTCCCGAAGTTTGCCGGGAAGAAGAAGATCAATCCTTTCGACCTGTGGGATGGTGCCAACTTTCGCATCGAAATTATTTCGGAGCGTAAGGACGGTCGGATGCAACGGAGCTATAATACTTCTTCGTTCGATCCTCCCGGACCATTGGCTCCCGATGAAGAGCTAGAGAAGATTTACGAGCAATATAAAACTTGGTCGATCAAATCCTATCTGGAACCCAAGAACTTCAAGCCTTACGCCGACCTGAAGAAGCGTTTGGATGACGTTGTTGGCTTTGATACTGCCCTATGGAATGGTAAGAACCTTACCTCTTCTCAGGCGGCTTCCGAACCGGCTCGGTCATTCGCCACGGCGGAACCAAAATCCTCTGCGTCTATTCAGAAGGAATCTGTATCTGACCAGACTGATGAATTTTTCTCCAGCCTGAAAAAGAATACAGTCGAGGACGACATCCCCTTTTAATTTGACACCTAATCATCCTACGAAAAAGATAAAGGGGGGCTTCGGCTCCCCTTTTTATTATCCTTTGGGTATACCTCGGTGTGGTGCCTGTAACACGGTTTTAGGGTCCACTGGCGGGTTTAGCGGCATATTGGGGGATGGTTGCTGCTCCATCTGTGAACCGCCTCCATAGCCTCCGTAACCACCACCAAAGTTAGAATAATCCGGCATGTTCCTTATCTGCTCCACCATCTGGCGACTCTGGCCCCATGTCGCCACGCCAATAACAGCCAACATGGATATGTGAAATATTCCACCACCTTGAAGTGTGATCGGAGCCCATGCGATGATGGGGTATTTAAAGTATGCCAGAATGACGACGTTGGTGATAGGCGCTATCAAAAAATCAAACGCTATGATGGTGAGATATAACCATGCCGCAAAGAGATGCCATTGTTTGAACCAAGTTTCTTTTAAAAGTTGCGACTGAATCGAGTCGTCGGGATCATATTCCATGGCCTTTGGTCCTTGAATAAATATTAAAAGTATCAGATATTTATTTTTTTCAGGGATTCCATGGCACAAGAACAAGAACAAGAACAAGAACAAGCAGCAGAAAGTACCTTCAGAACTTTATTGGCCGATAGCGCCAGATATCTCACACATGCGGCGTTTCCACAGATCATGGCGCTGCAAGATTTGGTTTCTAGCTACAAGAAGAAGGCCGACGAAGAAATCAAAGAACTGAAGGATGAAGTTCGTCAGGAACGTAGGAAGAAAAGTAGTAATAGTACAGACGACGAAGACGTTGTGAATACGCTTGAACTTGGTTTTGAACAAATAAATCAGCATAATGTGACCCATGGTGTTCTTCTTGACTCCATGCTGACCGAAAACAGAAAAACTAACTCTCTGCTTGAAAGATTAGTTTTGGGTGGTGGAGGTTCTGGCGGTGGCGGTGGCGGTGGAGGTTCAGGTGGCGGCGGGGGTTTTGGAGACCTTGCCAAGGATGGGATGGAAATCAAGGCCGTTCAATGGGGAAGTAAACTTCTAGGAAGTCTTAAGGGATTTTTGAGTGAAGGTCTGATGGGCGGAGGTTTGGCTGCTGGTCTGATAGGCGGAGGTTTGGCTGCTGCTCTTAATTGGGGAAACAAAGGAGAAATTCATACTCTTTTGAGTGGAGGTCATGAAAATGACAGTTCAAAAGACCTAAAGGATTATTATAATAGTCTTCAGTCGCAGAAATTACAGGCCGGTGTGAAGGAAGACGACTCTAATCTTGCAATACAGCGTGAAGCACTCATGAAGATTGTTCAGAAGCTTGATGAGATGGACAAGAGCGGAAAGCATAATCCTGCCGTCGATAAACGTAAGGAAGAGATTCAAAAAGAAATTGATGATCTGAGTAAGGACAAGGCCCAGAAGGAAAGCCAGATCAAGGCGCTTCAGAGTGGTGATATTATACAGACACCACAACAGCAGATTGCCGCCACGAGAAGTACCGGCCAAGTAGCCCTTCCTGTCGGTGGAGGCGTCGATTCTGTGTCTCCTGATCAAACACAACCAACATTCGGCCAGACCGTCGATGCTCAGAGAAACCAAGGCGCGGCTGATATTCTTGGAAGAAAGCTTGGTGGTGATCACACAATAACACAAGGTTCGGGCGGCGGTTCTGGTGGTGGTGATCACACAATAACACAAGGTTCGGGCGGCGGTTCTGGTGGTGGTGGTCATATTGGTGGTGCTGGTGCCGCTATTGGTGATAAACTCACAAAGCATCTGATGGAAAAATATGGTCTGACCAGAGAACAGGCGACTGGTCCCGTTGGTGTGATGGGTTATGAAAGTGGTAATTTTAAAACTCTACAAGAAATTGGTCATTCTGGAACTGGATCGGGATATGGATACGCACAGTGGACAGGACCACGTAGAACTGCATTTCTTGAATGGTCAAAGGAACATAAGTTAAATCCTTCCAGTTATGAAGCCAATGAAGGATTTATGGATCATGAATTAGAAACAACGTATAAACATGTAATTCCTCATATAAAGAATGAATCTACCGCCAGAGGTTCGGCACATTCTTGGGAAACACATTTTGAAGGAATGAGAGAAGGTGGTCCCGGTGTTCCTGCATTTGAAAAACATATGCAGAGAGCCCAAGATTACTATGATCAGGGTATGGGTACTCCCGGATTTAAGGGCGGGGGAAGTATTGGAAACGAATCTGGTGGCGGTTCTGGTGGTGGGGTGAACGATTTAAAGACATCGGATCAGGTCTTAGACCACGTAAAGGCCATGCGTGATAAAGGATTAATAACGGATGATGAGTGTGTTTCTTTGGCGATGGCAAGTGTTGGCGTCAGAAAAGGGTCGGGCCAAGACGGATCAAATGTTCATCAATGGACATTTAAAAAAGGTGAAAATGCCTTCGATAAGGATTTGCCTATTGGAACACCTGTTTCCACACATTTAAATAGAGATGGGTCGGAATCCGACAAATATGCTGGTGGGGGAGGGGGGACACGCCATGCTCATTTAGACCATGCAGGAACTATTGCGGGATATAGAATTAATCCTGCTACAGGTGCAAGAGAAATGGGTATTGTTGAACAATTTCATAATATAAGAGAAAAAATGGGAGTAAACGAAAGACTTCATTGGCTTCCTAGGGATGGTTTTGGTGAATCCGCAGGCAAGAATTATTCTCCAATAAGAGATAGTCAGGGTAATCCATTAAATGGAAATCAAAATCCATTATATCGACAGGAACACCCTGAGCATTATGATCAAACTCCTGCCGAAGCTTCACATCCTTCCATCGTTGCTGCCGCTCAAAATATTGCCTACTCTGTAGGTAAAGTTCTTGAACAACATACTGATGGTGTCAACGGCATGATGGGCCGTGACGACTCAGGATTTGATGGCGACAAACGATTTGGTCAGATGAGAAATCGTGGTCATGATCTTCATGCTGACATGCATGGAAGATTTGGTGGTTCCAATCCTATGGCCGGTGATGCAGGCATGATGGGCCGTATGGGTATTCAACCAACAGACGATCAGAGAGAAGCTGCCGAAATAAAGGCCAATGCCAATAGATGGAAAGAAAATCATGATCCTCGTTTTAACATGCATGGAAGATTAGGCGGTTTCAATTCTCGGGATAGTGATGCAGGCATGATGGGTCGTAATGATTCTATGTTTGATAATAACAGAATTATGGAAATGAAGAATAGAGCGGGTGGTCTTCAGCCAAGAGACGATGACGAAAAAGAAGCTATTGAAATAAAGGCCAATGCCGAGAGATGGCAACATAAGTTAATCGATCCTAAGATGCTGGGAAGAGGAAGACCTAATTCTATGGACAACATGAAAGGCCGTGATGACGCCTTTTATGATGGAAGTCTGGACAACATGCGAGGTCGTAAAGACGCCGGTTATGATGGAAGTAGAATGGACAACATGAAAGGTCGAAGTGACGCCGGTTATGATGGAAGTAAATTGATGGATTCTAACTTCTACAAGTCAGAAGACACCGACCTAGATTCATTGATTCAAAAGCCAGACCTTATAAACTACGCAGCCCAGATTAATCAGACGGCTATCAACAAGGATGCCTCTAAACCTAATGAGAAACCTCAAGACGCCATGCAAAAACTCTTTACAGAACTAAAATCTCATGATAAAGATGGTGCCAAGGATATCAAAAAGGAGAAGCATGAGGCCGGTCCTGTGTCTCCACCCGATGAACGAATTAAAAAACTGTTCACAAATTACGGTGGTATAGGCCACGGTCCACAGTAAGGATTTATTTATGTCAAAAATTAGGTTTATTGGTGATATCCACGGCGATACCAAGGCGTGGGAGCAGCTTATTCAGGATTGTGATGAGTCGATTCAGGTGGGGGATTTTGGCGCTGGTTTTGTGCCGATTCCCGATCCGCAGGATATTTCCGTGAATCACAAATTCATCCGTGGTAATCATGACTCGCTCCATGCGTGTCGCAATTCGTCGCGATGGATTCCTGATGGCACCTACGATCCCAAGCATCGGATGTTCCTGATGGGTGGTGCCTTCTCCATCGACTGGCAAAATCGCACACCCGGTGTCTCATGGTGGGGAGATGAGGAACTGTCCTATCAGGAACTTTATGGGATGATTTCTCGTTATGAGGAACTGAAGCCTCAAGTGATGGTGACGCACGACTGCCCTGAAAACATGTATTTTAAATTGTTTCCGGTGGAGACGAGCAAACACCATTATCCAAACCGAACGTCAAAGGCGCTTCAGGCGATGCTCGAAATTCACCAACCTAAATTGTGGATTTTCGGTCATTGGCATAGTTTTCGAAATGAAGTCATCGACGGCACCAGATTTTTATGTTGTGACATTAATCAGGCGATTAATGTTGACTTACCGACATATGAATGATATATTAAGAACTCACAAAAAAGGAGAATAAAAATGTCAGACAATACAAAAAATTGTATCCACGCCAGTATCCACGAATCAGATAAGGATATTGGCAACGACAAGAAGCCCGAAAAGAAGTCAAACGCAATTCATGCCTCGATAAGACCAGACGACAAGACGGGTCAGGAGCGTGAAGGTGGAGACAAGACTTCTTGGATCAAGAAGATTCTCACCAAGAAGAAGTGATTACATAGACTGATTGAGTCTATTTGCTTCATCAGCCTGTTGAATAGTCTTGGAAACCATTTGAAGGGTTAAAGTCCTTTCAAATGGTATTTCATTTTCAATTTCTTCCAGAGAATAACCGTGATGGTGCCGCAGGGCAAAGTTTGTCGAATAATACGCGCTTAGAGTATTATGGATTAGAGATACAAAAAAAAATCCATAAGTGAGTTAAAGGTCAGAATTTTTTCGTTGCCATTACTGTTTATATATTTCAGAGAGTGGCGAATTGATGGCGTTGATAGTAGGAAGTCCTTAATTTTATGAAAGGTCTTTACGTCGAGGCTGTCAATAAAATCCCGCAGTTCCAAGTGTGACATCTCGATATATTCGTCGTTACTGAACACCTTATCAACACAATTTACAACTAATTCGAACAGGCCTTCCGCTGCCAGACGTTCCTTGAAGTCTTTGTTGTCGTAGATCGAGGCCATCGGATATTGCATCACCATAACCGTCTTATCGTCCACCTTGATATTCTTGTCGGGGGCGTTTTCATCGAATTGAACCTCAACATCATTAAAATTAATTGAAAGAGGATATTCCTTTCCATCTTCAACATCTTTGACTACGAAATTTTCCATATTGTTGACCGAGGCGGCGCGAAGCCTTAGAAATATAAATTCCAGATCGAAGAGTGGAATCTCGTTGACGTTGAAGTCTTCTTCCTGACAGCATACATTCACCACGTCCTTGATAGCCCTGAGAATATCGTTGATGTCCTTACTCTCCTTGGCGAGAAGGAGAATCTTTTCCTCCTTGACGAGGTATCGGCGGAAGGCTAGTTTCTTTTTAGTAGAAGGCTGGTCAATAAAAAATATTGGATATACAATTTTAGGTATCATTTCATTTCCTTATGAAACCGCCAAAGACCACTCTTTGAAGGTGAATCCTACAGTTATTTTAAATAAGTTGTTGGTCTGTTCCCATATTAGGGGTGACGCCGAGAACATGATGGGCTTCGCTCTTGTCACGAAGACCGTCTGGATGATGTTTCCGAGGTTGTCATATATATTTATACTGATATTAGGTGCGACAATATCGTCGTCATACATCGTCGTATATCTAGGAAGCGTGATGCTGGTGGTGCTGCCGCCCGTCGAGGTTCCTGATGTGGTGCTGGTCTCAGAAAAGTTATAAATCGAATTAATCCATGAATAAAAGAATGTGTAAATAGTGCCACTCTTATCCGCGATGAAGGTTATCTTGATGTCGCCAAAGACGGCGTTATATGGCGTCTTCACCGATGGTCCAAGGCCATAACGCGCCGTTTCGTTCGAAAGAAGCGCGGCGACGGGGAGATTCACACTCTCGGCTCTGAAAGCCAGAAGTTGGGGCAACTCCGACTGTAGAATGACACCATTCTTGGCATTACTGAATATGTTTGGTAGGGTGATATTCACATTAAATTTAGAGCTACTGGATACCCCGTACTGCTGTATATTTGTTATGAAATCGTTGATATTAAATGCCATATCGTTCCCTTAAGTTTTTAATAAACTAGCAGCCCACACATACTCGGCAGACTTCTTTTTAAATCTATTTAATGGCAACAGGATGGCGTAGTCCCAAGCCGTGGGTGGAACATATTGGAAGGGACTTCTGATGTGGGCGAAGAGATATCGATGAACACAAGGTTTGAATAATTTAAACTGACCCGCCGCCTTGAGAATCTGGTAGGTGATGACCAGCTTGGAAGTCTTATCATACTTGTCATTATTCATGGTCTTATAAAGAGCATCCATCAACTTCGCTCTCATGAAAGGAGGAAGGTAATGGAGGTTGATGCCGAGAAATCCATCACTATAAAATTCAATTGGAAAGATAAGTGGAAATACGTCATAGTATTCTAGCGTCAGCTTATGCTTTGGATCATAGGCGAAGAAGTACAGTTTCCCGATAGAATTTGGGCTGATTTGTTCGATATTCTGGAAGGCGGTGGCATTTTTTTGAAAGTCTTTTGGATTGACATACTTCGTGCCATAGGCCTTCTGTCGGAACCACTCCCGCGCTTCCTCCGCATCCTTCTTCAGGTCGAAGCCTTTCAGCTTGGCCGTTTTCGCAAGTTGCTCAAACTTATACATTCATGAATCCTCTTGTTTTTCATATTTATTGCGTTTTAGGATTGACTTCTAAGGGACATTCTGTTAGAAGTTTAAAACTGATTATGGGGTTGTGTAACATGGGAAATGAAAAAGTCATCGTTTGGCGGCTGGAAGATGACGCCACGAGAAGTGGCGTCTACAACTATAAATTTGGAAGGCCACTTAGAAACATAACCGAACCTCTTTTTTATAAGAATGAAGGAAAATATAATTTCTGGTCGTGGAATTTTCATCCAAAAGACCCTCATCGTATGCCTGAGCCGCGAGAGGATGGAATAGTAGATTTTCGTGGTGGTATTGACTATTGTGGGTTTGAGTCTCTTCGACAATATTATAAATTTTTCAACCCAATTGTTAGAAAAATGCTGGCGAAAACGACGACAATAAAGTTGGTGGCATACGAAGTTGAAAAAAAGAGGATGAAATTCGGTAAAAGCCAAGTGATGTTCGAACGTTGCGAATCTAAGATGGTCAAGAAATATTCTCCTGCTCACCGGCCCCGAAAAAAAGTTCAAAAATAGAAATTTTCCTATTGACTTAGAAGTTCTAACCTCTTATAACCGGGACATGGAGACGGGGATCGTCTCTCATTCAAAGGATAAAGATCATAATGATTGAGGAATATAAGACTAAGTGGTTGGAGGCTCTTCGTTCCGGTGATTACAAGCAGGGGCGTGAAGCCCTGAAGAAGAGAAGCAGGGATAAGGGTGCAGGACCACGGTACTGTTGCCTAGGTGTTTTGGGTGAATGTATTCACAAGGATTTCTTCAGTGATTCTCGTGATGAGGCGCATTATATTCCAACTAAAAATCGATATACTTTCGAGTTGGATGATGAGCATCTTAAAAAGGTCGGCCTAGATTGGGATGATCAGGAGTATCTCATGAAGGCGAATGATCTTCATAACTGGTCTTTCAATAGGATTGCGGATTACATCGAAGAAAATCTATAATAAATAAAGGTTCCGGCTCTGGCGTTAGACGCGGGAGGGATTTATAAACCCTTTAGCATCAGATGGGTGTTCTTGACTAGGAGCGTAACCTAGAGGGCCGACCAATTTTTTCATCTTACATCTCAAAGGAGTTATGACGTTGCAGATTTATAATTTGCCTGCTGGTAAATATACTATAGGAGACCCTGCATATTTCTTTTCAGACAAGGATCAAGACGACTGGCTACGCTTTATCGAATCAAATGATTTTGTTGACGACGAGGGGATGGGATTTCTTCTGGATGTTAATACAATAGTTGTGGTCTTTCATACTACCCATGGCGATGGTAAATTTGAAGACGACATGGGTAATTCCTATCCTGTTGACTCCGGTTTGATAGGCATAATTCCTTTTCGGGAAGGTACCGACGTTCCTTCTGGTCATACCATGATTGAGTTTGATCGGAACTTCGAATGTTTCAACAACAACGGCTTCCTCCACTTTGGAGATATCTTTATAGATACGCAGGGTGATGACGAAGATGACATTTATTTTAACGAAGACGAGGGGAGTTTGTATGATGACGAATGATAATCTAGTAGGCCGTTACGACGCATTTCTCAACGCCATGACCTTCGGATACTTCCAAGGAACACGCTTTTATATCACTTCGATTATGAGGTTCTAATGACATTTATCATTATTATTGTTGTTTTACTACTCATAGGAGTAATATGATATTCTGGTTTTGTTTTTGTTTCGCTTTGTTTTCTTTTCTACTGTCCATGAGGTAATATAATGTTCTGGATTCTTGCATTTCTCTGGGTAACCAGCGGTATTGCCAGCTTTTACTTTAGTTCTACTAAAGCTATGCTTCATGATCGGACTATGGTTGTGCTGGGTATATTTTGTGGTGCCACCTGTGGACCGTTTGGGATTTTCTGGTTTTTTGATAAGGAATAAAAAATTGTTGAAAATTGGTGAAGGATATTTTATTTTTGTCAAGTATGACGACGGCTCGGTGAACCTTCTGAATACTTTCTATCCTGATAACATGGCTTATGAGCCTTTGAAGCTTCATAGGCTGTTGACAACGGCTCGTCATAAGCTTAATCAGTGGTATGACAGCTTCTATCAGGACCGTGAGGGACATCTCCTATTGGGAATCGGTACACATGATTCCACTGGTGTTTGGAAGCTGGTGAGTATTCTATGACCCTTGCACAACTCGTAAAATTGAACTATAATTTCCTTCGTTTTTCAAATGGGGAATTTACATACGCCTCGGATAATGAGGCATTTTTTAAGATTCGTATTCCTCTTGAAGAAGTTGGAAATGGAACACTTCTTTCCTATGAGAAGGGAATTGTTCTCATGAAGTGGATCAGGAAGGAATTAGAATTACGTGAACAAGTAGAGGAAACTAAAAATGACTGAGATTACACGAAAGTTGGCGACAGTTCGTCGCATTGCCGAGATTAGAGATATTCCCGGTGCCGATAGAATCGTCGCCTATCGGATTGATGGGTGGTGGGTTGTCTCTCGGAAGGGTTATTCTGTCGGAGAATTGGTTTGTTATTTTGAAATTGATTCATTTCTCCCGGTCGAGGAACGTTATGAATTTCTTCGAAAGAGCGGCTTCAAGTCAACCAAGAATTTGGGTGATGGCTTCCGTCTCCGCAGCATCAAGTTGAGGGGTCAGATTTCACAGGGTCTCATCCTGCCTTTGGATGAATTCCCTGAAATCATCAACGCCACGAATGAGGATGGTCAGTTGTTGACCGATTTTCTTGAAGAGGGAGAAGACCTGACCGAACTTCTCCATATTCAAAAGTATGAGAAGCCCATTCCTACCAGCCTTCAGGGCATCGCGCGGGGCAACTTCCCCTCGTTCATTCCGAAGACGGATCAGGAACGGTATCAGAACATTCGTGAATGGGAGTTGGAGAAATACAAAACAATGCCATTCGAAGTCACCATCAAGATGGATGGGTCGTCTATGACGGTCTATAAGAATGATGATGACTTTGGGGTTTGCTCCCGCAACATGAACTTGGCTGATGACGCCGAAAAGAATTTTCATAAGGAAGGAGGATCAGAAAATCTCTTCTGGAAGGTAACTCGTAAGCTGGGTCTCAAGGAGGCGCTTCTTGCCCTTAATATGAACGTCGCGCTTCAGGGTGAACTGGTTGGTCCCGGAATTCAGGGTAATCCATACGGTATCAAGGAGCATGATTTCTATCTGTTCGACATTTATGACATTGACACGAAACGATATCTTTCTCCGTTTGAACGTATCGTCCTGATTGGAATGCTGAAAGGTTATGCTGTTGAATTAACGTTGGCTCCAATTTGTTATGCTAGCATCTTCTTTAACGACCTTTTGAATGCTGACTTTATTCATGAACTTGCCGACAAATCCGTCTTCCAGAATGAAGATGGTAAGTCTTATCCCGCCGAGGGTCTTGTCTTCAAGTCAAACGATGGTGAGTTTAGCTTCAAGATGATATCAGACCGATATCTTCTCAACGAAAAGGACTGAACATGATCAAAGTCTATACACGAATAGAACCTTGTCCATTTTGTGACAAGGCCAAGAAACTTCTAAACATCCATGAAATCCCCTTCACAGAATTTGTGATTGGTAAGGATGTTAGCCGTTCATGGGTACATGAGGCATTTCCGTCGATGTATACCGTTCCGATCATTGTCGATGAGAATCGTCTGATTGGTGGGTATGATTCACTCCTGAATGAAATCACGAATGTAGGCTTTGGAAAGACCCTGCTTCAAGAGTAGTATTTTATTACCTAAATATTTCAGACAATGGCCCGAGGAAACTCGGGCCATTTTTTTTTGACATCTCCTTATAATAAATAATTAAAATTAGGAGATTGTACTTTGGATTTAAATGCTGTCTATAAAAAGGTTCTCGGTCTGAAGGAGGAAGACGCCGCGTCAGCGCCGAATCCTCAACAGAAAAAGATGCCGAAGCGCCGCACCAAGATTTTAATCAATCCTCCGCTGAACGAACTTTCAAAGACCATTCTTTCCAAGTACATTAAGAAGGCGAAGAATGATATCGGTAACAAATCATTCGTGGCCGGTGTCAACTCCACCAAGAAGGGCAACGAGGCGAAGGCGCTGACGGTAGCCCTCATTAACAAGGCGCAGGATCGTTCTAAACAGGTCAACAAGGCCGTCAATAAGATTTCCGAGGGATTGGTGGCGGATACATCGTCTGCCGTCAATGACCCTTATGGAGCCTTGGCTAACCCCAAGATGGGATTCTTTTTAAAGAACCTCGCCTTTCAGGTCATTAACAAGAGAACCGAATCGGTCGAGCAGATTGAGGAAAACTACGATCATCTTCTGGAATATAAAGAAGAATATGACGAAATCATGGAAGAGATTGAAGAGATTAATGAGGTCAAGAAGGTTGCTGCTGGAAAGAAGCCAAAGGTAACTCTTGGTGTAAAGGCGGCTGATTCCGTAGCCAAGAAGAAGAAGAAGCCCAATACGGCTGCTAAAATGCAGGAAGGTAGGGACTGGCATAAGAATCATCCTGTCGATCATATGAATATTGTCAACGCCTATAATGATTCAAATCCTGAAGAGAAGGCTTTCGGTAAGAACTGGTATTCCGACGCACATAAACTAACCAAGTTCCTTTCAAAGGGATCGGGCCATTCCATGAGCACCGTGGCCGGTGTTATCGCCAACCATTCCCCACAGAACGGAATTTATCAAAACTATCATGACGCCGTGCAAGTTCTTGATAAGGGTCAGGGGATCGGTGGTAAGGGTCAGGGCATGATGGCATCTGAAAAGCAGAAGGCCGTCGATGATAAGATGTTTGCTGGTGAACATTATGATACCGCGCTGAAAGGTAAGAAAGTCAAATCCTTCGCTCATCTCTTAGAACATGGTCGTCAGACCGATCCTTCACGCCCAAGAGTTGTTATTGATCGTCACGCTCACTCTGTCGCATCAGGAGCCCGTATTACTGACAATGCTTTCGGTATGGCAGGCTTGAAGAACAAGGGTGTCTATGAAAATATTGAACATCATTATCTGAAGGCGGCTGAACATCTTCGTGTCAAGCATGGCGTCAATATAGAGCCAGAACAGCTTCAGGCGACGACATGGGCATGGCGTCAGCGTAAGAATCAGGAAGCCGAGCAGGCTGGTCCTATTCCCGGTGAAAAGAAGAAGCGCGGCGGTGGTGCAGCCAAGAAATCTATACATCAAGAAAAAAGCTGGAATGAGTTTGCCAAGACTCGTTTTGCTGGCCAGAAGTTGCCCAAGGTTCCCGGTCATGGATTTAAGGAACAGAAGCCCGAATCTGAGTTTGCCGGTGAGGAACCACAACCATATCATCATAATACAAAGTGGAAACTTCATGCCGCGAAGCTACTAAAGGCAGAGGGGCCTTCCGACACTTGGACACACCAATTCTAATACAATAAATAATAAAAATAATAAGAAAAGGAAAACAAAATGCCACTTTGGGGAAATTCAGACGTATCGGCTTCAGCGCCAAAAGAAAAGCAGTTATTCATTAACAGCCAAAACGCTGGTCAACATGCCAACGGCTCAACACTATATCATAACACCACGCCTTCCGCGACAACAAACGGAATGATCGTCGGTCTCTATGGTGTGACAAAGACGATGATTCAGGCTGCACAGGCCAACCATGCGACTAATCTTTCTCAGCCGGGATGGGTTCTTGTCAGACAAGGAACAGGACCAGTAATGTCTCTTGCCGCGTCTCCCGGTGGTCTTTCTTATAATAACACCGACGTTCTGACAATTTCTGGCAATGGTTGCGCGAATGCGACGTTCCATCCTGTCACAAATGCAACTGGTGGTATTCTTTCCTTCACCACAAACTCTGCTGGATTTGGATTTCCAAATACTGCCTACGTGACACAGACATGGGCTAACTCAACAGGCGGCGCAACTGGTGGATCAGGCGCAACTGTTACCCTTACTCTTGGTGGTCGTGCAGGCAGAATCAATAGAGAAACATTGGTTTCCATGAAGTCGATGCAGAGTGCTTCCAATACAAATTTATTCCCTAACGTATAAGAGTAAAACATGGCCGGTAATAACTCAATCAAACTAAGCGCGATTCAAACTAAGAATAACGCCGATGGAACCGATCAGGTTGTTGCCGTCAGCAATGTCTCGGGTGGAGATGTTCTGATTCAGGTCTCTAATCTGTTTTCTAATTCTACTCTATGGGCCAACAATCTGGTTTTGAAACAAAATAATACGCCTGCAAATTCAACAGCAAATGTGATCGGTGGATCGATTTGGTCTGATGGAACCTATATTTACGTCGCCACATCGAACAACACCATTAAGCGTGTTGGTCTAACATCATTCTAAGGAGATTTTAAATGAGACTTTCACAACTTAATAACATCAACAAGGCAGCGGCGGAATTACTTGGTTTCGATACCATCAACGAGGCATATCACGCCAAGGATCGTGAAGCGAGAGAAGAAATCTTCGCCAATCAAGTGCATCATCAGAAAATGGTTGGTCGTCATCAGGCCATTTCTGCTGGTACTACAAAGGATAAAGACCTCACAAAACATGATCTTGCCATCATCGCCCACTCATTTGCTTCCAAGCATTTTAATAATCTAGGTCAGATTAGTGGTTATAATGGTCAGGTGCCAGAAGATTATCATCAGGATCGTGACTTCTATGACAAACTTAACAAACTTATTAGTGGTCGTGCTAATGCCAAGTCTAAAGATTGTGGTGTAGACTGCGACACTTCTAAATAATACTATAAATAGTTGTTATGAAGGACAATTTAACTCACGACAACTATTTACTTCTCTGTGCCACACACTACCGAAACGCACAATGTAGCGGGACGGAGGAATTTCTAGACGACCTTAAGCGTATCAAATACCTTAAGAAGATTTTTACAAGGTATGAGTCCAGTAAGAATATAGACGAAAGGCTAGTCCTAAATCACATCATTATTTTAAATAATGTATTCGGGCCGAAATTTTTAAATAGAATGTTATTTTTGAAAATGATTGATCAGATGAAATATATTAAACCCTTCCTAGTATATTTAAATATACTCCCTGTTATAGTCGATTCGGTTGATGGAAAAATATTTGACACGACGGATATCCAGATGGATGAAGTAATCATCACCAAACTTAGAGAATTTTCAAGGGATAAATAGGAGACATTCATTCTAAGGAAAAGTCATGTCTCAAATCAACGAACTAGATAATAAGACTCTGGATAAATTCATCACCAAGACGCTGGAAAAGCAAATGAAGTCTTACATTTCTGGTAAGGCAAATCAGGCTCTTATTCAAAAACATCGTAAATTCATCTCTCTTGCCCATGACAAGATTGAGAAGAAGGATCAATCAGAACTAAAGAAAATTTTTGGTGAGGGTGTCGAGTTGATGGGTAAGCGTAAGAAGCCTTCCCTGCTCCAGCGTTACAAGCATCGTCTGAAGATGAATGAAGACGGTGAGGCACCTACTAACGCCATGGGAAACTCGTCATCGACACAGGGGCCAATTCAGACTTTCGATCCACTTTTGGGACAGAAAAAGAAAAAGAAAAAAGACGTAAGCCAAGAAGGAGAATGAGATGATAGATTGGAGTCACCTTTTTGGTATAAAATATTTTGTTTCGATAGTGGGGGGGGCCTTAGTTATGCTCGGGTCCGGTATCGAACCGTCTGTTGGTATCTGGGTTGTCTCTCTCGGCGGATCACTTCTGACTGTTTCCCTTGGGCAGGATCAATCTATATTTAATATCTTTATTAATGTGATGATCGGATTATTCTTCGGTATATTTGGCTCTCAGATTATTCACACATGGGAACCGCTGATGCCGCAGATTGCCGCCTCATTCTTTTTATCTATGTTCGGTGTGAATATCACACAATATATGATTAGAAATCTTAGAACAAATACATTTTCAGAAATTGTGGCCACAATTATTGATCGTATCATTCCATGGAAAAAGGAAAAGGAAAAGGGTGGGACTAGAGGATGAACTTCATAGACAACTTTAATTTATTCTTCATCTATATTTTACCTATAGATTTTTGGAATATCATCGAGATGACAGCAGGCATTGGAATCACCTTTGCCTGCATTATTCAACGTGCCAAGTGGGATATATTTTCTTCTTCGGAAAGTAATATTATAGGAAAATGGACGGTGAAGGTAGGTCAGTTGGGTCTCTACTGTCAGATGATGTTAGGTGTCGTCACATGTATTGATGGTTATTTTAATTATATTCATAATTCCAGCCATGTTGTTTTGGCCATGTGGGTGTTGTCGGCCTCATTGGTAAAATATAGTGTATATCTAAACTTCATAAATGTCCTCGTCTTGAACAAGGTGCCGCACATATCCCTTCAAAAAATTCATTCCGACCAGATCATGGAATGATCTTGACAAACTTCTAAAACGGGAATATCTTCCACCTTCCATTGGAGGGTAGATGAATTATTTAGTAATTAAATATCTTAGCTTCGTGTCGGCCCAGCTTAGAAATTTCAAAAAGAAATCCGACAATCTCTATAATTTCTCATGTCCATATTGTGGAGACTCCAAGCGCAATCCGCGTAGGGCTCGTGGTGACGTGTTCGAACATGACGGAACAACATTTTTTAAGTGTCATAAGTGTGGCAAGTCCCGCAGCTTCGATGATTTTCTCAACGATCAAGACGCCAGTCTCTTCAGGGAATATATCCGCGAGAAGCTTTTTAGACCCAAGAAGGAACAGGTCTTGGATTATAAGACCAAGGCACCAGAATTCAAGTCGAAGCTGGTCACGCCTTCTCTCTGCTCGATTAAAGACCTTCCTGACGACGACGCCATGAAACAGTATGTGCTTGGGAGAAAGATTCCAGAGAATCGTCTGGGGTTGCTGTTCAAGTGTCCCAACTTTCGAAAATATACAAATGATTTGATTCCTAATAAATTCAGTGAGGGAGCATTGAAGCATGACGAAGAGCGGCTGGTGATCCCCTTCCTGTCGGAGAGTGGCGACTTCTTCGGCTTTGCTGGTCGATCCCTCGATCCAAAAAACAGTCAACGGTATATCAATATTATTCTTGACGAGAATGTGCCGCATGTCTTCGGCCTAGAACGATGGGATAAGACCAAGACCACTATCGTTTTAGAAGGTCCATTAGATGCTCTATTTTTAGAAAATTCTCTTGCCACGCTGGGTAATGACATGGTATCATCCATGAAGAATTTCGACAAAGAGAACCTTGTTTTTTGTTATGATAATGAGCCTCGGCATCCCGAAACCAAGAAGAAAATCGAGAAGGCCATCAAGGCGGGATATAAAGTGGTCATCTGGCCACGGTCCATACAAAAAAAAGATATCAATGCGATGATTTTAGGGGGTCTGTCCGTAAAATATGTCGAAGAAGTCATTTCTTCTCATACTTTCCAAGGACTTAGAGCCCAAGCAGAGATTATCTCGCGAAACTTCTCATAAACCCAAAATCGATAAATAACCAACACACCAAGGAGCTATTTTTGAAAGAGACTGATTTTCAGGCTAAGGTAATTCTTATTTCCGAGCCTTCATGTGGTAAAACACTTACTTTCGATTCTTTAGGTGGTAAAACACTTACTTCTTGGCCTTCATGTGGTAAACCGCTTATCACAATCCAAATCCGCTATCCACGCATCATTCATTCTGAAGTAATAACGCATAGGGCATTTTCACGCAACGCTCGTTCTAGTCGGGCCGTGCCTGTAAAGAATTTACTGGCAGAAGAAATTTATACACCCTACTTCATGAAAAATCAGCCGGGAATGCAATCTTTTGAAAAGTTTTCTATCGAAGAGCAGGACGAAATTCAAAAGGAATGGAATCGTTTCGCCAAGGAGACACAACGTTTCTCCAAGTGGTTGTCATACAAGGGTGTTCATAAACAGTGGGCCAATCGTCCTCTGGAGTGGTTCGGCTACATTGATACGCTGATCACCGCCACCGATTGGGATAACTACTTCGCCCTCCGTATTCATAAAGACGCCATGCCGGAAATCCGCGAGTTGGCCAAGGTCATGGACAAGGAAATCGCTCGGGTCATCCAAGAAAAAACTAAAGGCGTATACCAAGTTCTTTATCCAACGGAGTGGCATCTTCCTTATATTTCTGTAGATGATTATACTTCTATTTTGGAAAATGATAATCAACATAATGGAGAAGCATTATATATTCCACTTCTGAAGCTTTCCGTCGCCAGATGCGCCAGAGTTTCTTACGCTCCTTTCGACGGTAACGCCAGTCTGGAAAAGGAATTTCAACGGTTTGAATTGCTTCGTGACGCCAATCCAATTCATGCAAGTCCTTTCGAGCATCAGGCCAAGATGGCGACATGGACAGAAGACCCTACGGGATATGGTGGAGACGATGATTATATCAGAAGTAATCTGGCCTTTCCATGGATTCAGTACCGTAAGATTATCGAGCAAACGTTATGAGTGAAACACCACTAAATTTTATTGAAGATATAAAGGCGGCTGTTTCTTATCATCTCTTCGAACCTAATAATGAGTATACACGTCAACAAATCAAGTCTAGTATTTGGAAGGTAGTTTTTCAACATTATGTGATAGGTGAATGTCTTTGTGATTATGATGGAAACTTCTATACACAAGAAGTAATAATCACAAGAAAAGAAAAAGAACCGCCGTTACCAGTATCCGTGTTAGAAGCATATAATCAATACGTCAACAATGGATATGGTTGTTATGACGACAACGGTGATTTAAAAGACGATTACAGAGATTTCATAAAAAATAAAAATAATAAGGAGCAAGATGTTTAAGGATTCACTATATTCACAGTTCATTTTTACGAGCCGGTATGCACGATACATTGATAGTAAGAATAGACGAGAGACTTGGTCAGAGACCGTAAAAAGATACTTTGATTTCATTGGGGAGTCTTTGAAGGAGAAGCATAACTACGATATCGCTCCTTACTATGACGAATTATACAATGCCGTTCTGAACCATGATATCATGCCTTCGATGAGGGCTCTGATGACGGCTGGTCCCGCCGCGAAGAAGAACCATGTCGCCCTGTATAATTGCGCCTACCTTCCGATGGATGACATGAAGTCGTTCGATGAGGAAATG